CCTCATCGCCTGTCTCTGTGTTAGCGACCAGTGAATCCATGTCGTAGAACTCGACCAATGGATTGTCGGGGCTTTCATATGGGTTGTAGTCACCACCATATGTCAGCATATCATTAAGACCATAACTGTCGTGCCAATACACTGTCCGAACACACCACTTAATCCCAGACCAATCGTCTGTGTCTTTATATAAAAATGCCATTATATCACCTCGCTGTATTTCAAATTAAAAGTTTGGGACATAATATACCCCCTTCCTTTGCAAGTTTTTCACGAACATATATTGATCGTGCTTGGCATCAATCAATGCCTGATCCGCTCGTTCAAAACAAAGGTCACCATACTCACGCATCAAACGCCTAACCTCTTCATCAACATATAAGAGCCTATGATCCTTACTCATTATTTCTTACTCCCTACTTTGATGGGCTTGGCTAACGCTTCTTTCTGCCATGCCCGATTGTTAATTGTAATGTGCAAAACCCTCGCACCTAATATCGGCTTCCTTAGTCCAACCTTGTAAATCCCTGCTTTCATGTTCTTCCCCCTTGCACCACGATCCACGGTCACTTATAATATGCCTGTTATCTGGGATAGACTCTATCAGATTATCCCATGTAGTCAAAGCATAAAATGCATCTATATAAGGTTTTTTTTGGGTTGAAGAAAAATTTTTTATTTTTTTTGAAAAAGGCGTTACAAACGTTACAAACGTTACAAACGTTATCCAGTAAGGGCTGTAGCTGTAACACTTCTGTAACGTTGTAACACTTTTCAACCCGTATTGCCCTACATGAGAAGGTTTTTGACATTGAAAAAGACTGAACCCACAGAAAACACTATAGGCAAAGGTGGTAGACCGGCTGGTCTTACCAACCGACAAAGAGAGTTTGCCAAGTATTATATTGATGGTAGATACAGCAATGCGGAATGTGCAAGAAAGGCAGGCTATGCTGCCGACAGCGCGAGAAACCATGCGGCTAAACTTCTTGACGGTAAATCTTTCCCAGAAGTGCCAGAACTTATCAAAGAACTTCGCGAGGAACGAGAGCGAAAGTATGGAGTGACATTGGTCAACCAACTTAAACGCTTTGATGAATTGTCCCACGCTGCTGAAGAGGCTGGGCATTTTTCTGCCGCCATCAACGCTGAAAAAATACGTTCTAGTCTGGGTGGTCTGACCATTGACAGGCGAGAGCAAAACCATGTGCATCAACTTGACAGCATGTCGAGAGAAGACATCGTTGCTAGACTTGCTGCCATACGAAAGCAATATCCAAACGCTTTCCCCGAACCGGAGATGAAGAGGGTTGAAGATGCCAAGAACAGAACGATCACTGTGGACATCATTGAAGCAGAACCTGCCGAAAAGGACGCACTTTGAGCGAATTGAAAACCGATCCGGCGAGGGCATGCCTGACGTATATTTGTGCATGGACGGTGTGCCGGTATGGGTGGAATTAAAAATAGTTAAAAATGGCAGGGTCAATCCGTCAAAATCCCAGATAGCGTGGCATTCCTCGCATTCCAGATGCAAAGGCGTGAGTTTTTTCTTGGCCCATGATCCGGTGACCGGCGGTGTATATTTGTTTGACGGTGCATCTGCGGTTGATTTACTTGGTTCAAAGATAGGCGACCTGCGACCTGCGATCCGTTGGTCTGGCGACCTGCGATCTGCGCCTGTTGCGCTCCGCGATTTGTCGAAAGAACTTTGGTTCGGGACAGCATGACCTGCGACCTGCGACCTGTGGTTCGCGGCTGCGCGGCACTGAAAAAAATAACCGGCGACTATGTCGCCGGTTATTTCAGGGAGAAACTTAGTGTTGGTAATATGTGACATTGTCAACCTTGGGATCCCAGCAAGCGCGGCAGTCGCCGCATTTACCATCATTCAACGGCGCAGGGCAAACGTGCCCGACTGTTTTGCTGCCGTGACTTGACACTGTGCTTGTGTTCTTCCAGCCTTTGGATGGTGTGCCATCGATCATATGCGCTGACATGCGCAACGTGACGTTGTTCGGTAGCTTGCGAAGCTTCAAAACGTCGCCCCAAATTTTATATTCGCGGCTTGGGATCCAGTGTTTAAGGTGCGGCGTTGCTTCGCATATGTCCAGAATGTTTAGACCCATGCGAACGCTGTCAACGTCGCCGCTGTCGAACCAGCGGAATTCTGGCTTGCGTAGCGTGTTGAGCACCGCAACCATGCGTGGCACGAAATCCAAAGCATTGAAGAAAATCTCGCGGCGCTCCATCGCTGCGACCACGTTCGGCATGTTGTACATGCCTTTACATGCGTAGCACTTTTCGCAAGTGCTGCCTTTAACCTTGCGTAGTTTTTGACCAACGTGGCAAAGATACGCTGACCGGGATATTGAAAAGCCCGGCATTTTAGAAACGTTGGACAAGTTGCGCTTGTCCTCTTTAACTTGATCTTTGTAGTGTGGTAATGAATCGAACATAAAAACCTCCCTTTGGTTTATAGGATTATCCCACATAATCAAATGTATGTCAACCTGCGACCTGCGCACCTCGCGGCGGCGGCGCGGCCTTGACTGTAAAATCCAGATCCTCACCAAGCTCGTTGATATAGTCTAAAACGTCTTGAACTGTGGGTTCTTCGTCTGTGAGCAGTACTATTTCTATTTCATACATAATAAACTCCCTTAATAGTGTGTATGGGATTATCCCATAGTATTAGATACAAGTCAACCTGCGACCTGCGAACCTCGCGGCGGCGGCGCGGCTATTCATAATAACCGTCGCCACCGCAGTGTGGGCAATCTGCGATTTGCTCACGCCACGGCGCGATTGCAATATCAACCAGCCCTGTGCCTTCGCACTCAATGCATGGCGTTGCGTGTACCGGAATGCGGAAGCCAAGCGAGGCTTCCCAGCCTTTGTTGAACTCTCTGTGCCACTTAATCGCTTCGTCCATTGTCTGCCTCCAAAAAAGTGAGGGGGCGTGAGCCCCCTCTAGTTTACTCTCGACTCTAACCGTAATGATATTTTCCATTTTTGGTCACGATGCGATGCCCAGTTCTACGAAGCTCGTAGATGCAATTATAAGCAGCACCAACGCTAATGCCCAATCTTTTAGATAGTTGCTTGGGCGTAAGATTACGCTCTCTCAAAAGAACTTCGCAATGTTCCTTCGATCCAACCAAATAGCTGGTATTGGGCGCACGTTTCTTAATGCTGTTTGGCACAGTCCTTAACGTGCGAATTGCTGGCTCTTCCTGCCAGTTGGATTTCACCTTGCCTTGCGACACGGTGACGATTAATGACCCTACGGTCAGAGTAAAATCAGTCATGGTTGTTCCTTTCCTTGACTGGTTGGTTTGGTCTTAGCTCATCCAAGACCTTGTAAAACCTTATCAGATGACATGGGATAATGTCAACAACTAAATTAAACCTGCGATCTGCGATCTGCGCACCGGCCTCGCCGCCGCGCTTTAAACAAATAAGAAAGGACAGCTATGCTGTCCTTTCTTATTTGTTTAATAGTCTGATTCAACGTAGTGTACGTCCATGCGTCTCTGTAGCACCAGCTTACCATCGTTGATGCGATACTCACCGATGCACCTCTTGGACTTCGAGCCTTTGAAGACGTAGATCTGATCGTCAAGCCGCCGCTTATCGAAGCTAGGCATCTGATGACAAGCTGCGATCCTCTTGCCAAGCTGCGCCAAGCTGTCGCTGACTGGGTATCTGATAGTGCCTCTATCTCTGTAGTTGAACGCAGGGGTAATATACCCCTGCTCTGCGTAATACTTACTCATGTTACACACTCCTTGCTTTCTCGAACTCGTACTGAGCAGCGGCTGCTCGAACTTCACGAGGATCAATGTTCGGCTCTGCGAACAAACCAGTTGATACGAAGATCCCATCGACCTTCATCAGCATTGGGTATTCATCTCCATGTGTCTCATGCTCGTAGAGCTCAACACCAGAGATGGTTGATAGATATGCGTGTGCCATGTCATCCTCCTTTATAAGTGACTATAAGACAGTATCAGATGGCATGGGATAGGTCAAGCAGCATTAGCCTCTATATTAGCAAAAGACTATTGCTAATATGGCAAGGGTTACTGCGTCCAGTTGTCAACCAACTTTCGGTTAACTCCCCCCACCCCCTATATCTGAAAACCTGCGTTCGCGTCACAGGCAGATTTTGCAGGGTTGATAAATTCATTTGCAGGTATTATCGTTCGAGCATGGATGACATGCAAAACCTAGAACTGCTGCCAGAGGAGGTCCTAAAGGAAATCCTGTTACTGGAGGAGCAGGAACAGCGGCTTAAAACTAGGACTGAAGCCCATGATAAGTTCATGCCGTATGCGAAACATGTATATGACGGGTTTATAGAGGGGACCCATCACCGTGTAATTGCAGAGAAGTTGGAAAAGATTGCCCGGGGGGAGTTAAAACGGCTGATTGTCAATATGCCTCCCCGACATTCTAAATCAGAATTTGCATCCTATCTCATGCCTAGTTGGTTTTTGGGCCGGAATCCGAAGTTAAAAATCATTCAAGCTACCATGAACACCGAACTTGCTGTAAGATTTGGTCGTAAGGTTCGTGATCTCATAGCTGACCCATTATATCGTGAGATTTTCCCGAATACGGACCTTAAACCGGACAGCCAAGCGGCAGGTCGATGGGAGACTAGCGCTGGTGGGGAATATTTTGCAGCCGGGGTGGGTGCTGCAATGACTGGTCGTGGTGCTGATTTGCTAATTATTGACGATCCGCACTCGGAACAGGATGCATTATCGTCTACTGCGTATGATAATGCGTGGGAATGGTACACATCTGGACCTCGACAGCGTCTACAACCGGGTGGAACCATCATAATTGTCCAGACTCGCTGGTCCAAAAAGGATATTACGGGCCGGTTACTGCAAGCACAGCAGAAAGATCTGATGGCTGACCAGTGGGATATAGTGGAATTCCCTGCAATCATGCCTTCGGGGGAACCATTATGGCCTGAGTTCTGGAAAAAGGACGAGCTTTTAAAGGTAAAGGCTTCACTTTCGGTGGGAAAGTGGAATGCTCAGTGGCAACAGAACCCTACATCAGAAGAAACCGCTATGGTCAAGCGGGAATGGTGGAAAGTTTGGGAAGAGGACAGCATTCCTGACCTAGATTATGTAATTCAGTCCTACGATACGGCGTACAGTAAGAAAGAAACGGCTGATTACTCTGCCATTACAACGTGGGGCGTGTTTCAGCCCTATGCGAACGGGGATCAGCATCTGATATTGATGGATGCGAAGAAGGGGCGGTGGAATTTTCCTGAGTTAAAGAGC